GTATCAACCATGGAACAACCAGCATTCTCACCCTTCAAGGTACAGGACGCAGATTCAGTTGCTAAGTGGGGTATCAAGGAGGGTGCAAGGGTTGAAAGTGACAAGATTACTTCAACAGACATCATGAAGAACTTGGCTTCTCAGTCATTTGTATTGGAGCCCTCGTTGGCTATGACAGTTACATCAGCTGGTAATGAAGACGTTGTTTTGGGTGAAAATTGGACAGTACAGATGCTTGATAACGGGTTCCAGACTTCAGTTGAAGTGGTCAGCATTGTAAGAGCACCGTTTGCGACATCAGCAGTTCAGATTACGTTGAACAACACCCGCAAGAATTTCCTTGACGCCCAAAAGGTACAACAGTCCGCAGTCAACACAGCAAAAAGGAATACAGGAACAACAGGTAACATGTGGGTTATCGGAAAGGTGGTCAGCTAATGACATTAAATGGAATCGACATAAGCAATTGGCAGGCTGGCATTAACCTAAGTGCTGTCCCTGCTGATTTCGTCATCATTAAAGCCACTGAGGGGACCACCTATGTATCACCCGAAGCTGATACGCAGTACCAAGGCGCTAAGTCAGCAGGCCGGTTGTTAGGTGTTTACCACTTTGCAACAGGTGCTGGTGCTGTGGAAGAGGCTAAGTTCTTCCTGAGTAACATTCAAGGGTATCTTGGAGAGGCTGCCCTGTTCCTAGACTGGGAAGGTGCTGTTGTATCACAAGGCGTTGGTTACGCTAAGGACTTTTTGGATTACGTGTACCAACAGACTGGTATCAGGCCACTGATTTACATGAGCAAGTCAGTCACAAGCAGTTATGACTGGTCATCAGTGAGTGCCAATTATGGTCTCTGGGTCGCCCAATATGCAGATTCAAACCCCACTGGGTACCAAGATGACCCATGGACAGACGCTAAGGGATATGGTTCATGGAGTGGGCCAGCAATATTCCAGTACGCTTCAACTGGGCGCCTAAGCGGCTATGATGGCAATCTGGATTTGGACAAGTTCTATGGTGATGCCAAAGCGTGGCAAGCCTATGCTAAGTCAGACCGTGTGACACCAGACCCTGAGCCAACACCAGAGCCACCTAAGAGCACGCCAATTGTGCAATATGCTGACCCCGATGGAAATAAGGCTTATGCATATACCCACTGGCAAGCCATCGCAGGCAAGCCTGACTTGAGCACAGTGGTATTGACCAGCCCGAATGGTACCAAGTATCAGTTGCAGGTTGACGATAAAGGTGTACTGACAACAAAGGTGGTGGAATAAAATGATATTGGATTTACCAAAGCGTATTTCTGGGGCTGATGATACAGCTCACCAGATTTACCAAGCGTTCTACGATGTGGGCATGATTACAGATGTGCCTGCATCAATGGAGACGCTGGACATTACAGAATACAACGAGCAAGCATTCTCAAATATTGGGAGTGCTTTAATTTTGCTCAAAAACAACCTCAATCGACTGGTGGACATCTTCAATGAGTATCATTTTGTCGATATGGAGGGCATACAGGCCAAAGGACATGAATACTGGGGAAGTAATCTAAGTGGTTTGGGGGAATCTTATGATGATTTCAACAGCCACTTGGTTGCTATGGAAAATACATTGCAAAACATGGTTGGGATTATGATTCTCAACGGTTTAATCGAAAGGAATTAAGAAAATATGGCTACACAAGCACAATCACAGGGTCGCTATGCCGTAGTTAACACGTTGCTAGAAACAACTGATGTGACGTTGATTGACTCACTATCAGGACGTCAGGGTGACAATGGGCGTATCGTTTACTTTGCTATCAAGGACGGCAATTTGCCACACAACTTAGACGGCCAAAACGTTGTCCTCACGGCAAAGGATTCAGCAGGTAAGGTCAAGCAAATTTCTGGGGTAAATGACATGATTTCAGCCACTGGTGGGTTGTTCTCAATGCTAATCCCAGGAGAGATGTACCAATCAGCTGGTGACATCGAAGAGGCCTACATCAGTGTTCAAGATAACGCAGGTACGGTTATCAGCTCAATCCCAGTAACGTTCACGGTGTTGGCTAACAATATTTTGTTCACAGCTAACGCTTCAAAGGACTATATCGACTCAGTACAAAAGGCAGTTGATGAAGCAAACTCACGTATCAGTGGTTTGAATGACAACATCAAGGCGCAACAACTTGCTTATGAAACTCTGAAGACGTCAGTTGAGAATCTGGCAGGGCAAATTGATTCCAAGCAAGTGTCTATGCTGAACGTTGAAAATCACTTCACTGAAACAGCTACGTTCGACAAGGGTGTTACAGCAAGCAATGTAACTTCTAACGGCGGGGTTACGGCAAAGACAATCAGCACGCCTAACTTCAAGTCAGACGGAACTTCTATCCAACAATCAAGGGACGGAAAGACTTGGCACAACTTGGCGGACGATGACGGTGTTGTGCATAACTCTGGAAATGAAGTCCTTGCGGGTGATAAGACACTCACAGGTAACACGACGATGGCTAGTGTTAAAACATCAAGTATCAAGACCGGCTCTGTTACTGCAAACGGGTTAAGAATGGACTTCCGAGAATTTGCAGCCGGCGTAGAGGTTTGGTTTACTGGTACCTTCACAGGTGATGCTTCGTATTCATGGCACGACTTGGGTCAAATGCCTAGCAACATAACAAAGCCTTTCAGTTTCGTAACGGCAGTTATGGGCGGTCGTAGTGGGATTGGAGGGGTTACTACTCAAACAGACATGCTTCTTATGGTCCACATTACTAACACAGGGGCGATTCAGTATCAATTGCGCCACGGTGTTGAGAATAACACCACAGACTACAAAGGTATTGTTTTCTTTGTTGAGGGTTCTGCCAGCTACTTTAAGTGATAAAAGAAAGGCGTATGATATGAATTTTTTCCCACACGACTTAGCAGGCTGGCTCACAGTTCTGGCAACCCTAAGTGCCGCAATGTGGTTCGTGATAAAGATGACTTTTGTTAAATCGATCAACAGTTTGAATAAGACCATTGCCGGTTTGCAGGACACCTTAAAATCTTATGACACCCGCATAGATGACCACGAGAAGCGTATATCCATAATCGAAGATTGGAGGGAACATCACGATGACAATGAATAACTTAATAACCATTGCAGAAGCGTTGTGGGAGAGTGGAATCTTACCAGCGCTTTTAATTTTGGACATTGGTTGGCTATCAGCACGATTTGCCCGTAATAAGAGGCTCACAGCCTTGTTAGATATTGCAGAACGTGCAGTGAAGTGGGCTGAGATGACCTTTGACGGAGGCCAAGTACAGAAGGCTCAGGCAATCAAGATGATTACAGATTATCTTATGAAGGCTGACAGGGGGCATTTGTTCACTGCTAAGCAGATTGATGAAGCTATCGAAACTGCAGTGAAAGACATGAAAGGACAAAAATAAATGACAGTATCAGTAAGTTTTGACACACCGCAAATTCAAGTAAATAACAGCAGTACGGGTATTCAACTATCACAGGTAATCTTGCCTTATTCAATCCGTAGCTCAGAAAACTTCGGACAATACTTGGGCGGTCAGATGACGTTAGGACAATCCGATGGAATTAAGTTGACTGACAACACGAAGGACTGGGAACGCCTTGGCTTGGCTAAGATTAAGAACATGGTGGCTGACGCAGAAATCTATGTACCAGACCCAGTCATTGAAGTTCCTGAAGGACTACCTGCAAGCTCAGCAGTAGAAGCTCCAGCAAGCTCAGCAGATGATTCAGTAGCAAGTTCAGAAGCTACGGTAGCAAGCTCAGCGACAGAATCTCCAGTAAGCTCAGCTCCAGAAGTTCCAGCAAGCTCAGCAACGGAGGCGCCAGTAAGTTCAGCTTCAGAATCAACAACGGAGGAATAATCATATGAATAAATTGCTAAAAAGCGCTTTGGCTTCGGCTGGGGCGCTTTTAATTATGGGATCAGTACCATCAGTACATGCTGCCAAAGGCGACCAGGGTGTTGATTGGTCAATCTATCAAGGTTCGCAAGGTAAGTTTGGATATGGTCATGATAAGTTCGCAATCGCGCAAATTGGTGGTTATCACGGGTATATCTATGATCAATCTACTTATGCCACGCAAGTCCAATACGCAATTGCCCAGGGCAAGCGCGCTCACACGTATATGTGGTGGCAAGATATCACTGATTATGCAACAGCTGATAGGGTATTGGACTACTTCCTGCCAAAGGTACAGACGCCAAAGGGTTCAATCGTTGCACTTGACGTTGAGAGCGGTGGACAAAACACTGACGTAATCATGCACGCCTTGCAACGCATTAAGGACGCTGGTTACACGCCAATGGTTTATGGGTACAAGAACTACTTGCAAGCATCTACAGACTTGCAACGTATCGCCAATTCATACGAGCTTTGGCTTGCTGAATATCCAAACTATGAAGTTACGCCAGAGCCTAATTACAACTATTTCCCATCGTTTGATAACGTTGGACTGTTTCAATTCACATCAACTTATGTTGCCGGTGGTTTGGACGGTAACGTTGACTTGAGCGGTGTTACTGATAATGGATACAAGAACGTTAATCCTAGCAAGCCAAACACGGACACGCCAGCTGTGAATGCCGGTAAGGAAGCCGACAACACTCCGAAGTCAGATATTGCAGCGGGAATGACCGTAAAGGTAAACTTCAGCGCCACACGCTATGCGACTGGTGAAGCTATCCCTAACTTTGTTAAGGGTGTGCCACACAAGGTGTTAGAAGTTGATGGCGACCGTGTGTTACTTGATGGTATTTACTCATGGGTAAACAAGAAGAATGTTGAAATCTTGGACGCTAACACGCAAGATGACTCGGCAGAGTTTAACGGTGTATTCTATCTAGATAGCTGGCAATATGAGCTGGGTGGTGTGTACGTTCGAAACAATGATATGGCTATTCCAGTAGCGGATTATCACAACGACATGCCGGCTGTATCAGTAACGTTGACCGACCGTCATGGTAACCCATTGGCGGACCAAAACGGCCTTGGCAACAACGGAGTTCCGGAATACTTCACTTTGAATGGACGATACAAGGTATTGCAACGTGTTGGATCATCGATTGAAGTAGAGATGAATGGTGAGGCGGTCTGGTTGAAGTCTGCATTCGCTAACTAGTTTTAAATTGGACCAACCTGTGACATTGAAACAGATACGCAAGTCGGCCCATATATAAATTAAGCCCGCTGGATTTGGATGAACTTCCTTGTCTGGCGGGCTTTTCTGTATTAAAATTGACATTCAATATGGTGCCGCATATAATGAAGGCATATCAAGTCCCCGGGCAATTATGTTCGGGCTTTTTTTATAGTAAAGTTGGAATTAAAAATGAATATACAAGATGAAGATCAAAAACTTGTAAATGTTTTTAGTGATCGAAAGATGACAATCGATTCTGAAAATGCAAGTATCTACATTAAAAATATCGGATACTATAAGTTAAAAGAATACGCAAAGCCATTTGTAAGGGATGGCCTATATGATGGACTACTATTCAGCAGTGTGTTAAAACGATATTTTTTTGATAAAAACCTAAGAATACATTTATTACATATTATTGAAATGATTGAACTAGCCTTTAAAAACAGTCTTGCCGAGCTAATAGGTAATGACTCTGGCCCATTTGGATATTTGGACTTTTTAGTTTGGGCTGATCAAGGACGTTATACCTCTGAGTATATTATTGGAGAACAATCTTTGATAAAAAATACAATTTTGAAAATGATTAAAAATATGAGTGAATATTCAAATCCAGAATATTTTGACGAAAAAAATTTCACTTTAAAAGATAATAAATATAATAAAGTAGAAAATGGTTCTCAACATAAGAAGTATCCTACCGTTTGGCTAGCATTTGATTTATTGTCATTTGGACAATTACATCATATTTACCAACTTTTACCGTTGGAAAGTAAAAATAAAATTGCTAAAAATTTTAATTGTGGTAGTTCTGAATTAAATTCATGGATTGGGGCAATGGTTTTAGTTAGAAACGTTTGTGCACACAGTTCTAATTTAATTGATATTGAATTTAAAACTTTGCCAAAATCTAAAGTCGAATGGAGAGAATATTTACATGTTCACGAACGAAAAAATGGTAAAACTGAGATAACTAATAAATTAGCCAGCATTATTATTCCGATAGTTTATTTGGCTCATAATATAGATCAAAATTATGGCTTTGGAGACATCTATAAAGATATTCAAAACGCCATAAAGCCTGTAAGAAAAAACGGTGAAAATCAAGCGCAAGCATTAGGCTTTAGTAGCAAGAAAAAAATGATTAAGTTCTTTTCCACTTATTTTCAATAATAACCTTAGTTGATTTACTTGAAAAAAGCCCGCTGTACTTGGATTAACTTCCTCGTCTGGCGGGCTTTTTATTGTACAATAATTAGGTGAGAAATGTCGGGCCATACCCTGCAAACTAAAATTGGATCCAGATTAGTTTGCGCCACTAAATACGAGGCTTAATATTTGCGCCATATTTGCGCCAGTGAACTCTCAAACTACTGGTGTATAAGCATTTACACATTCCCACGTACGATGAACCGTTTGTGGCCATAAGCTTAAATACAAACATTAATAAACCGCTGAAAACAGTCGTTATAACTGTTTTCAGCGGTTTTTTATCGTAATACGTTATTTTGGTTGCTTGTTTTTCTTTTTTCGACGACCGATAAAGAATAGTGCTACCAGCCAGAACCAGGGACGAAGCCACAATGGGCGATTATCATTATTATCCATGTTGCAAATCCTCCTATAACGTTTAGCGTACTCTGAATATGACCATCGCGTTGACGGAAATATGGGGGTATAATAGAAAAATCGAAAAGTATGGGGTACATGCTTTCAAATTTTAGTTAGGGGAACGTATGACAGATAAATTAAATTTTGCAGCGTTTATGCAAGCTGGTACAACGAGCATCAGTAACTATTTACTACAACATTACCGTGACCTTGGCATGACGAACGAAGAATTGCTTGTTTACGTGCAAACGAAGGCAGGTATTGATCGTGGCGAACTAGAACCTAGCACGCAAAAAATTGGGGAGACACTTGGCTGGGATGCGCAGACGGTGTTTGGACACCTTGAAGCAATGCGTGCCAAGGGATTGGTTAATTTTGTTAGTATGCGTGATGGTGCTGGTCGCGTTAGCACACAGTTGGATTTCCAACCACTATATGACAAGTTGGTTTCTGAACCAGGTAGTGATACGATGACTGCGGCGCAGCGTGTTGCCACGCAAGGTCAACCGGTAACGCATCAGGACGATTTGAGTCGTGCAGCGATTTATAACTTAATCGAGCAAGAGTTTGGTCGTCCGTTAAGTCAAATGGAGATGGAAACTGTTAAAAACTGGTTTGACGTGGATCATTTCAAGCCCGAATTTATCAAAGCAGCGGTGCAGGAAGCGGTTTTGAATGCTGCCTTAAACCTGCGTTACATTGAGACCATTCTGGTGGCCTGGCAGAAGAAAAATTATCGTTCTGTCCAGGAAGTTCGTCAAGAGCGTCAAAAGCGGACGCAATTCAAGCAGTTGAATTCAGATGAAAAAGTTAACATTCCAACGAATGTTGATATTTTGAATACTGACTGGTCAAAATTTAAATAA